GTTCAAGTGGTCAGCGCAATTAGCATCACCATCAAAAACATCGAGGACTCTGGAACCGGGGCATACGCGAGTAATAGTCCTCCGACAACCGTTTTCCCTAGCGGTGCCACGATCAGTCCGAGCGGCATCCAGGGCGTGACAGGGACCGCTCCTGGTGGCGCGTTGCTATCCGCTAACAACCTGAGCGATGTTGCTGATACCGCCACGTCGAGAACGAATCTTGGCATTGGAACCTCTGGCACCCATGCCGCTACTGATTTCTTCCAAGTCGCCAATAATCTCAGTGAGGGAGTCGGAGCAACAAAGCGAACGAATTTAGGACTTGGAACTGCCGCAGTGCTTGATGCAGGCGTAACAAATACCAAACTTCCGCCAATCGACACGACTTTTACCAACGGAGACGCGGTATTCGCCACGGCGGCAGGGTTGCAGACCAAGAGTGCCGCCAATGCTCGGCTTGCGCTTGGATTGAGCGGTCTGGTGGGTGCCTATATTCTCGCACAGAATCAGCAGGCGACGACGATCAACGGCGGAAGTTTCACGACTGGATTCCAGGTCGTTGTCCCAATCAACACGCTGGTTGCTGATTCTGGTGGGATTACTGCGTTGGCATCGAATGCCCTTTTGCTGCCAACGGGAGTCTATCGAGTCCGAGCGCAAGTCTTAGGCTACAAAGTCGGTGTTTTTCAAGCCTTCCTATTCAACATCGACGATGCGGTAATTGAGTTCTACGGGACCAACGCTTTCGCCGATTCTACGACTCAGAACAGCGCAACCTCGTTTGTCGAAGGTCGCCTTACCGTCACAGGTGGGCCAAAACATTACCGCCTGATGGGTGAGTGCGGCATCACGCAAGCTTCTAGTGGTTTTGGGTTGGCAAATGGGTTTGGAGGCACCGAAGTTTACGCCTCATGGGAGATGGAGAAGGAAACTTAAAAAGGTGCCGCCTCCTGCCAATAACGCGGAAGTCGACGGAATCTCCCAAGTCCGACAGGGGATGAATTCCGGCATCGCTCCGCGCCTTGTTGGCAAGGATCAAGTCGCTTTTGCGATCAACTGCACTTTCCGGGGCGGGTTACCAAAAACTCGCCCAGTATGGAGAAAGGTGTCGCTCTTTTTCAATGATGCCGCAACGCAATCGAATGCGAGAGCGGCACTCTTCCAAGATGCTTTGGGTTATCAGGCGTATGGCTCAGGCGAGAATTGCATCCTGGCCAGCATTGGCGGTCGAATGTTTCGATACCTCGTTGGACCAGGACAAAACGCCACGGTTGGAGACATCTCGATTTCATTGACGGCAGTTGTCGGAGGCGGCGGGTTTACCGTTCCCGCCGTTGGCGCAACTGTCAGCGTCACCTTGAGCAGCACGACAGGGTGGCTGGCGGGGATGCCTGTAATTGTCGGAGCGGCCAATTATACTGTCGCCAGCGTGACGAGCGGGACGGTGCTGGTATTGACCAACGTGGACGGGGTTCCAGCGGCTACGGTGGCATCGGGTTCAGTGGCTACCGTTTTCACGGATCTCAACGATTCCACCAATCCAAATGCCTGGATGTGGCAGGCAGAGGATTTTCTGATTACGAATAACGGGGCGGCAAATCCCTTGTTCTTTGATGGCGCAAAGCTTCGACGGTCGCTCGGCTTAGGCGGCGAGGAACTTCCTCCAGGATGCCAAGGGTGCTACGTCCAGGGGAGAAATTGGATGGTCCTTCCCGCTGACAACAATCTCCCGAGCCAAGCCTACATCGCCGGAGACCTTGTTTATTCGCATGGCTTCGATGGTCCTTATAATGGCAGGCAAGCCGTCCTGAACGCAACCGAACTTTCCTTGTTCTCGGGAGGCGCACCATTCAGCGTCCCTGTGTCGGCTGGTCCGATTACTGGCATGGGAACGACGGCGGTCATGGACACGTCGCTTGGCCAAGGGTCGCTGCAGGTGATGACGCGAAACTCTGTCTTTAGCGTCAATGTGCCGCTGGACAGGGCGACATGGTTCTCTTCCCAATCGCCTCTCGTTGTCGTCAGCCTCCCGAATTATGGCACGGTTGGGCAGTGGGCACTTGTCACAGTGAATGGGGATCTATGGTATCGCTCGCTCGATGGACTTCGAAGCTTGCAAGTCGGAAGGCGCGATCAAGGGACATGGGTGAACACGCCGCTCTCGGTTGAAATGGAGAAAGTGATTTCGCGTGATACCGAGCAGCTTCTCGGGATGACGAGCGGGGTACTATTCAATAACCGCCTCCTGATGACCTGTGCTCCGCGATTCATTCGATCACGCGGCACGGCTTCATGGGGAATGGTTGCTCTAGACTTCAACAACATCTCAAATCTCAACGCCCAACTCGGTCCTCGCTCAAATCCGGCTTACGATGGGCTCTGGACAGGGTTGCATATCTTGAAATTGGTCAAAGCGACGCTTGCAGGGTTTGAGAGATGCTTCGCCTTCGCGCTCGATTGCGATGGAAATATCGGACTTTGGGAACTGATGCGTGATGAAGTCGGATACTTCGATTTCGATGGCACTCAAACCGTTGGAATCGAGTCCAGCTTCGAGACTCGCTCGATGGGTTGGATCGACAACGGCAATGCCCTCAAGCGACTCCTGTGCGCCGACCTTTACCTTGATCGAGTGGCCGGTAATGACACGGTGGATCTCAATTTCAAATACCGGAGCGACGAGGATACGCTTTGGAAGGATTGGCATTCGTTCCAGCTTTGCGCCCCGATTCAAGATTGCACCACCAGCGATTGCCCTACGTTTCAGAACGTCCAAGAACAATATCGCACCTACATTCGATTGCCTGACCCGAGAGACAATCCATGCTCGCCGGTAACGAAACGCTCGCCGCGCACCGGCTACGAATTTCAAACCCGCATGTGGTGGAAAGGGTTCTTGCAGTTGAACCGCCTCCACGAGTGGGCGCAGCCAATGAACGACAGCGTGGTGAAAGGGTGCCCGACGAGCGAGAATTGCGTTCTCGTCAAAGGATGCGATCTGCCATGGTTCGATTATTCGATTGAAGGATGCCCAGGCAATCCGAACGTGCCCTATCCGGTGCCACCCGGACCGCCGCCAACGCCTCCGACTCCACCAGAACCACCGCCACCACCAAACACGCCACCCGTTTGGCCGGTGCCCGATCCTTACACCTGCGAAGGACGAACGACATCTCTCCCTATCGTGATCTACGATCCTGTCGCACAGATCAGCACCTACGTTGGAATTGCGCCGACAGTTCCGAACCCTATCGACTACATCAAAGGGATTCTCGGCGACGCGCAAGGCGAGGCTTGCATTGTCGCATGGAGCAATGCCGTGTGGGCGGACTTCCTAACGACAGGAACGCCTTATTCGCAGGTGCGGCTTATTTGGTCGGAAGTTTCGACCAGCAACAAATCCTTCCAAGGATGGAGTGTTTTCCCTTCGCAACTTGGAGATTATTTTCAAGCCATCGACTTAAGTACTCGAATTTTGGTGGAATTTTGCCCATGAATATCCTCTTACCAATCCTCGCCGGAACACTCCCTCCTGGAAATTGCCCGACGACGCTACAGGACACGCTGAATCTGTTCGCCAACAATATGCAGGCCGTGTTGGCGAATGGTAGGAGTTTTTATTCCATCGGCGACACGAAGCCTGCTCCTGAGTTTCAGATTTATCCTTGGCTCCGAACAACCGATGGACGTTGGTATGTGTTTCAAGGCGTTTGGCGCTCGCCAAATAATTACGACGCGAACGAGCGCCGGTTGTGGGTTGGAGACTTGACTCAACTTATCTCCTATGATGGCGGAAGTGCTGGGACGGTGACGCCGACCACTGGCCCTATGTGGATCGAGGACACGACAGCGCAAGGGCGGTCACCGATGGGTCCGGGGGCGATTCCGGGCACTACGTCACCCGCAAAGACTCTGGCCGTTGGCGAGCAATATGGGAACGGAGAATACACACTGACAGACGCGAATGGGGCGGTCGGACTTCATAAGCATCCGATAGGTGTGTGCGATCCTACGAGCGATGATGGGGTTTTCCCGATCCAAGGAGCTACGACGGTTCCAGGTTGGTCTGGGCATTACATTGTCGGTGGCGGAACTCAGAATTATCCGACCGAAACCACGGCTAATCTTTTCTCCTTGGCTGCCGGTAATGACGGAAAAGGAATCACTGCGACTCCGTTTTCAATCGTGCATCCGGTGATTGGGATTTACATTATCAAACCGAGCGGAAGGGCTTTTTACGTTGTACCGTAATTCGGATTTGGAACACGAATGAATCCTTTGATTGCAGCGATTTTGACAGTTGGTTTGAAGTTGCCGAACTT